CCCGCTCTCGGGTGCGGCCCCAGACTTTGGTCGGGCCCATCACTGTATTGACCTGCGATTCCGCGCGGCCTACGGACTCGCCGCGGCTGCAGCTGACGTCGCCGCAACGGGCCTACGCTGACTTGCGCTTTCAGCACTGACGGGCGCTACCTCACGAGGTAGCGCCCGTTGTACCAAACCCGCTCCCTTACACCCTGCGCAGAGCCTACCCGCCGGGAGCCTCACGACGCTCGGCTGGCAGTGTGATGGCTGGAGAGCCTGCGGTGTACACGCCGAGACCGGCGCCGAGCGCCACCGCGGCCCATGCCATGTATTCGCCTACCCACCCGGGCAGGCTTGATGGAATCGTTTGGCTCGCCGCGACGATGGCTGCGACGATGGCCATCCAGAATCCGAGCTGTTTCGAAGTCCTGATCATGGCTTCGTTCCGCCCTTCTCCGCCCTGTAGTACGCGACGATACGACGCTGCGTATCGCGCTTGTACATGATCGCCTTGCGCTTTTCCTCCATCGACCGGCGCGGACCCTGCAGCACCGTACGCGAGTGCGAATCCGATCGGCGCAGGTAGATTGTGATCGGCGTCGGGACCCTGACGAATCGCGCACCGGCCTCGACTGCGGCCGCCAGAAATGGCGAATTGGGATAGTCGTGTGCCGGGTACGGGGAGCGCTCCCACAACCAGCGTCGGAATGGTGAATGCCCGATGATGAAGCCTCGCCCACGACGGCGCGCCATCTCGGATGGTAGTGGCGACTGATGACGCATCTCGGGGCGACCAAGTCCACGCGTCAACCAACCGATGCAGAGCCAGTCGGCACTCGACGCATACGGGCGCATGCGCGCGATCGCATCCGACACGATGCCGTCATCGATCGACAACCATTGCACCCATTCGGTGCCGGTCGCGGCAATAGCGGCATTGCGTACGCTACCCATACGTCGCAATCGCGAGGCCTTGATAATCCGCAGCCCGGACAGGATCTCTCGGGCGCGCTTGACGTCTGCAGATGTCGCCCCGTGCCGATACCCAAGCACGACTACCGTCTCGGTCGGCGCTGGCCTCATGAGCGCGACGTACCCCGCCCACTGCACCAGCCATCGCCCGTACCCACCAAACGCGCCAGTGACGATCCCGAGATTCACGACTTCTCCCGCACCGGCCAGCCGAGCGCCATCGCTCCACAGAAAACGTCCGCGCCGAACAGCTCGGCGAAGAATGCTTTATGTCGCGGCCGGATGGCGGGGTTGACGAAACAGCACCGCAGACCGGCCGCCGTCGCCGCGAGATAGAGCGCCTGCACCTGTACGCCAGCGTCCAAGTATGGCATATACGGCAGTTCGCCAGGCGCCTTGTACGCACTCGCATCAGCGTGTAGCAGCAAGACGGTCGGCGCGCGATGGATCCATCCGACCCCGCCAACCAGGAGTCCTCCGAGGATCTCCCGGTCCTGGCGCTCGGTGATAACCGTGATCGAAACGGCACGCCGATCGCACGACGACGGTGCGGTCGCGGCTGCGCTCAGCAGTTCGAGCACGACTTCATCCGGTACCGGATCGTCGGCGAAGACCCTATTGCTGTGCCGTTCCATCATGAGCGCTCGCAGCTCGGCACGCTTGCGTTCTTGATGCGCCAGGTAGCGACGCTGGTATCGATCCTCCACCGTCACGCCAGCCACCCCATCCCGAGATGCACCGTGAGCCACGCCAGGAAAGCCATGAGCACCCCTCGGCCGAGCCACGTGAGCCACGTAGAGCGCCGATTGCCGTCGACCCGCAATACGCGCCAGACCGCCTCGCTCAACGTGTCTCCGGGCTCCCGGTTGAACACCGCCGGCAACTCCCAGACCAGAAACCACCCGACCATCACGATGAGCCAGACTGCCCAGCGAATCATCATGATCACTTCCCTATGACACCGGCGATGTCCGCGATGCGGGTGCCGACAGCAACTGTCGAGATCACGATCGCCGCGATCGTCCCGAATTCGACGCGCCGGAGCCGGCTCTCGTGGTCGGCCTGACTCGCGAGCGCCGCATCAAGCTTCGTCTCGATGCGCACTAGCCGCTCTGTCGCGCTGTCCACTACGCCACCATCGCTAGGCATCGCCGATCGCCCATCCCTTCCGACCTGCGGTCAGGATACGCGAGCCGACCCGGGGGGGTGTTCCGGTCGCTGCCCGCGCGCGCCGCAGCCATGCCCGCATCGACGCGCGCCAGGATCGCCGCCGCGGGGTCAGCTCGCCAAGCCGGCGCCGGCCGCCGCGAGTTTGGCTCGCAGTGCCGCGATTTCATCGTGCGCCGCGGCCAGCTCGTCTTGTAGCGCCTCGACCAGCGTGCGCGTGCCCGCGGCTGCATCGTTGACCGCGGCGAGCACAGCCGCGGTGTCGACGCTCGTACCCGCGCTGGCCAACTTCGTGACTGTCGCCGACAGCGCGGCAGTCGTCGTCTTGAGTTCAGCCAGTGCGGCGAGGAGCGCAGCGGTGTCGGCCGCCAGCTCCTTGCGCGCAACCCGCGAGTGCCCGTAACCGCTCATGAGGCATGTCTGGACGGTGAGCCCATTGGCGAGTCCGGCATCGTCTGGGAACGCGCTCTTGAGCCATTGTGGAGTCGGCAGGTTGTCTGAGAGATTCACGGTAATCCCACCCCTTCCGGCCGGCACGATACCGGCCAACGCTTGCAAGTCGGCGAACGTCCCTTCGAACGCACTACAGTCGACCTCGCTCAATCCACCGATACGCGCACGCGAGGTGAATTGCAAGAGCGTCGCCCGTGACCAACCACCGTAACCGGCCCATCGTGAAGCGGGTACGCCAGCATAGATCGCACTGGCGTACCCCGGAGGGTTGGCTCCGTAGTTGCTATTCCACAGGTCGGTGTATGGGTTCGCAATCTTCGCAGTGCCGAAGTGCGGTTCATACCACCATGGACCAGAATAAAATTCAACTCTGTGCGCCGGGTAAAGCTCGTGGAATCCAGCAAGCCAGTCGCAAACGAGTCCAACCGACGGCGGCGATTCTGTATCCTCGACGTCGATCCCGGTAATGAGCCCGTCCGGACCGCCGACCGCATCGACCCGGTTGAGGTACGCGGCGAGCTGACGCTCGGCGCTAACGTTGCCGCGCAGCCACGCGTACGCGCCTGGCACGAGATCGGTACGGCGCGCCGTCGCGATCCATGTATCGAAAGCGGCCGGCGCGGTATATCGGCTACCGTCGCCTTCGATCGCCTTGACGATGAGGCCCGAGAAACCTTCACCTTTGAGTGAGGAGACGTTGAGCCCCTGCTGTACGTGTTATGTGCGTCAACAGCGTAGAGCACCATAGCCACAGCTTACGCCGCAGTGCCCGTTCCCCTGCTTACGGCTTGACGAAAGCAAAGGTCAGAGTCAGGGTCGACCCATTTGCGAAGTCATTCGAGCCAGCCCGCAACGTGACCGTACCACCCGTCGTGATGAACGCTTCGCAAGCAACATAGCCATTACCACAAACAGCCGAAATGTTGACGGGTGGCCGGTAATCGGTATTGAGTGTACAGACAGCTGTATCAGGATAGTTACCACTTGTCGCGGAGATTGTTGTCCCCGAACGTAGGAACCGCACCGTGACAAAAACGATCTTGCCACTGAGCGCGGTACACGCATACTGGCTCTCCGTCGTCCAACCACTAGCGCCACCGTTATGTACGCCACTAGTGACGGCAACCGGAGTCAGCGCGGCTGCCACATCGTCAGACCATCCTCCGATCGGCTCGCCGACCGCCAATCCGTTCATTAGTTACCTCATCTCCGCTACGCCAGGATGCCAGAGCCCCACCGCCGTACCGATCGGCCATGTTCGCCTGACGCTGTCGAGCCCCCGGATCACGTCCAGTTGCTGAATCGTCGGGCCCTCGACGAAGTCATCCCATGTCACAACAACCGGCAGCGCGTTCGAGCACACGCTCGACAGAATCGAGCGCATGCCGATCGAGCCGGCCGCCGAGAGGTCGGCGTCGGTCTCCTCGATGAGCCACCCCGGCGGGTACGCTCCGTCGCGCCAGGCCGACGCCTTCAACGCGGTGCTGACCGCACTGAAGGCGACCCAAAACCGGGTGCCGGCCTCGTACGGATCCGGAAGCGTGACTGTCGTCGTTCCGACTTGGCTCTCGGCCCCGCCAACACGCTTGCGGATTGTGAGTTGGACGGTCGAGCTTGTCGTGAAGGCCAGCCGCGCCAGGTACGAGTTCGACGTATCGGCGTAACGCGCCGCAAGCGCGCAATAGTGCGACCCCCCGGCCGCGATGACGTCGGTGGCCACCGAGGCTCGGAGGCTGACGTCGGCGGACGGCGCGCTCAGCAGGGTGTACCGACTGCTGTTCACGGCGGTAATCGAGATATGACCGGCTCCATTGAACGCCGAACGGACGGCGGCTACATAGGCATCGAAAACGCTAGTCGTATTACCGGCCGCACGAGATGCTGCCGACAAGTTTCCGTCGATGTAGAATGCCTCGCGTTGCGCACGGGACATCTCGATCTGCATACCGGCACTTGACGCATTTTTATTGCAGATATTGTCCGGATCTTCTCCCGAGATCTCCTCCGGCGGGTCCGAGAGCGCGAAGCCGGCATCGCGCAGGCGTCGCTTGACGCGACGGACCATCGTCGCGTCGAGTCCTCCCACGGCGCTGACCGCGACTCCGGCATCCCCGGCGAAACCGTGAAACGAGAGCGTGCGCAGGCTGGCTGCCACCGCAGCGACGCACGTCGGCTCGTCGAACAGATCACTCTCGATGTGTAGCGCAGAGTTGCCGCTTGGCTTGATTCCAGCGAACACGTAACAGTCCATCAGACTATCGCTAACCGCTGCCGCGACCTCCCCGGTACCAGGCTCGATCCCGCCCCCGTGAATGGCGATCGCGATCCACGTCGCACCACTAACCGTGGTCAGCGTGCGCGTGTAGTCGACACCCTCGGTCTCGGCCGCAGCTAGCTCGGCGTACGACGTATAGGTCATGTTGCGCTACACCCCCGCGACGTAGTAGTCCCCGGCGGCGCCGCCGGAGGTCGACCATGCCTGACCGCTTTCCGCCGTCCCCCAACCAGTCTCAACCGTACGATTGAATCGGTCCTGGCGTGCATGCATGGCACCCAGGACCGAGACGCGCTCGCCACCGAGCCTGCCCGCGACGGGGTAGTGGATCGCATCGAGTGACCAGGGCTCGCCCTGCAGGGTCTCTACTTGGGTCGTCTGTGTGTCGCCGGGATCGACTTCGACAGCCTCGACCATCAGTGCCGAGTATTCAGCGTCGCGCCGAGCCGCATCGTCTCCGGTGCTGTACACGGGGAAGTACGGCACGGTGTTGTGCGTTACGGCCCAGCCGCGACAGTTTCCCGCATACGCCTCCGTCCACCCGCGCACCTGCTGGTTGACGTCACCTTTACGGTGCTGGCGCGGCGGACTGGTGATGGTCAGGCGATCGCCAAGCGTCAGATCGCACCAATCAGTTGCTAGCACGGGCGCGACAAGCAAGTCGACACTGATTTCTGGGTACCGTCCTTCACGAGCGCCGGCGCGTGCGAGCGCCAACTCGGCGTGACGGATCAGGTCGACATCGCTCGCTGGGTTGACGTTGATGTCGGTCTCGATGAGCTTCCCCGCGGCGATCGCGACGGAGTCCTCCACCGTCGCCGACCCCCCGCCGGGGCGGCTCGCTGTAACTCGGGTGTACACCCCCTGGGTGTCGCGTTTCGGGGTGAACGGCAGGCCCAGCTGACGCGCCCCTCCGTCGATCGTCAGGGTCGGCTCGACGGCGCACATGTCCGCGAGTACGCGATATCCGGCCACACCCTGTGAGTCATCAGCGATACCGTGATCCGTCTGCTCGATGTCGCGCAGAATGTCGAGCAGACGTGTCGTCGGTTGCGGTCCCATCGTCATGTTCGACGTGCCGACCACCGAATACGGCACGCCATTCTCGGAGCACACCCGGGCCCAGCGTACGTGCGCCAGCTCGCCAGCGTGACCGAGCATCGCGTCGTAGATGTCGGACGCGTTGAATACGCCCTTCTGTATCGTGACATGCCCGATGGAGACCGAGGAAAATTGAGCCTCGGGCGTCGTCCAGACCGACACCTCGCTAGCCTCACCGGCGGCCGATACGGCGGTATCGTTTCCGATAAGGTCACCATCAAAGAACAGCTGTACCGTCAACGTACCCTCGAAATCAATGATCCGAACATGGATCGTGTGCCATTCGTCATCGAGCAGGTTGTACCCAGTGACCGAAATTTCGATCGGAGTGGTTTCGTTCGTGTCGAACCCGACTACTTCGATAGTCGATACCTCGCCGCTAACGGACGTGTACAGCGACCACTCCCGACATTCGCCTTTCGACCACCAGGTTAGAGGGACCGTCGCGCCGTCAGCTCCCGAGAGCTTGGCTTTCATAATCATCCCGAGCGTCCAGACGGTGCCGCTCCCTGGCGGAATGGCCATGCCGAGCGCCTCGACACCGACCGGCGCCACCAGCTCTGGCAGGCTTTCTGGCGCACCGATCGGCCCGACTATCTCCGCCCATTTGATCGCATTGATAACCGATGCCGAGCCGGGTAGCGCCATGGCCGATGAGCCATCCTGCGCGTTGCGCCCGTCGATTAGCGGCCAGTAGACGACCGGCCCGCCGTACAGTCCGGACAGAATGCGCCGAACGAGCGGCGACTTGACCGCCCTGCCGGCACCGAGACGTTGGAAGAGTCCACGTGCTTCGACCTTTGCGATGCACAGTAGCGGCGTGCCGGCCGGCCAGTCATTCTCGACGCTTTCGAGAAATTGCACGCAGCGCTGACGCCAACCAACTTCGTCGTCCAGGTCGATCGAGTGTCGGATCGGAAGCTCGCCAGGTTCGAGATAGCCGTACAGCGTCGATTCACAATTATCGATTGAGTACTCACCATCGGGATTCTTGAGCGAGAATTTGAGGGAGGTCGAGCCGGCCCCCTGCTCGTCTTCACACCCGCGCTTATGCTCGATCCCGTCCCGCCCATACCAGTCCGACGTGATGTCCTGCCAGGCGTACGTCGCAGGGTCGGACGTGAGGTCGGCACCTGGCGCAATCTCGATGCGATGCTTGAGCGCGCTAGCGGGGTAGCTCACGCTGTCATCACCCCTATCCGCGTAACGTTCCCGCCCGAGAGTCGGATCGTCTTCGAGACATTCCGGACGACACCCCCACCGTCGACTATCAGTTTGATCTCAGCGACGCCGCCAGCCGTAGCGGTACCCCCACCGACCAGTGCGCGGAGCTTCGAGAGCGGGAGCCCGACCTCAACCTCTCCGCCGTCGCCCATGATGACCGGACGTCCGCCCGGCGACGGGGGAACGATGCCACCCGACGCGAGCCGCGGAATGGTCGGGATGTGGGGGATGTTCACTCCCGGAATGCGGTCAGCAATTTTGGCCATGCGATTCAGCCCGTTGATCGCGCCGTTGACTATTCCGATCACGCTGTTTATGGCGCCTCGCGCGACGCCCGACGCGCGACTGAATGCTCCCCCGATGAATCCGGCGATAGCCGAGAATACGCTCTTGACGCGATTCTGTACCCATACGATCGCGGAAACGAACGTATTCCACTTGCCCTTGAAATAGTTGACGACGGCTGCGACAGCCTTCTTCGCTATCGTCCACTCAAGCTGTAGGCCAAGGATGAACAGGTGTACCCTGTCCTTCACCCAATTGACGGCCGAGACGAGTTGGTTCCATCGCGCCTTGAACCAGCTGACCAGCGCTGAAACGCCAGCCTTGAGAACATCCCAAACCTTGACGAAGAAATCGGCGAAAGGTCCGGCGAACCAATGCGCTATCGCTAGCGCGACGCTCTTGATCCCATTCCAAAGGCCAATCCAGAAGTTGCGAAAGCCTTCACAGTGCGTCCAAAGGTAGATGAATACCGCGACCAGCGCGACGATCGCAACGATAATCAAGCCGATGGGCGATGCGGCAAACGACGAATTCAGTGCCAGCCATGCCGCCTTGACGGCCGTCGTGGTAGCCATCCAAAGCTTCTGCGCATAGACGATCGCGATGATCGCTCCCGCAAACGTGCCGAGTCCGACCACCAGGGGACCGAGCCATGCCTGATTTCGCTGATAGAAGTCGCCGAGCTTGCCGAGCCATCCCGCAAAGTCGGTCAGTATCGGGACTACCTTACCGCCGACAACCCCCACAAGCCCGGTCTGCAGCTTGCGCTTAAGCGTCTCGAAATTGGTCGCGGCATTGTTGTATGCCGCCTCACCGGCGCGCTCGGTAGCGCCAGCTAGCTTATCCATGCCGTCAGTCGCTGTCTTTGGATTGAGAGCAAAAAGCGCCTGACCGAGATCCTCGGCTTTCGTGCCGAACAGTCCGACCGCCGTCGCCTCGCGAGCGACCGGGTCTTTCATCGCCTTGAGTCGGTCGAGTACGAGTTGGAGTCCGTCGCTCGCACCCTTTCCACCTTTGGCGAAAACGGCCGTCATCTTGTCGGCATTGAGCCCGAGCGCCTTGAACGCGCTCTTACTTGTGTCCGAGCCGTCTCGGGCGCGGATGGCGAATTCCTTCAACGCGTCGGCGACAGTATCGGCATCGCGCGCGCCAGCCTTGAGTCCCTGCGACATGAGCCCGAGCGCCTGTTGACCATCGATGCCAATGTCCCTGAATTTCGTGCTGTACTCGTTGAACGTATCGAGTAGGTCTTCACTTTTGTCAATGCCGTTCTGCGCACCGTACGTGATGATATCGAATGCTGCGGTCGCGTCCGGCGCCAATCCATTTCGAATCATTTGCTGAACAGCGCGCGCCGATCCCGCGACGTCATATCCGAACACGTCGGATAACGTCATCGCCTGTTCGGTGATCTTTTTGAGCGCCTCGGTATTGCTCGGATCGACAATCTGCGCTTTCGCAACTGTCGATATCGCATCGCCGACTTCGGTCACGTTCTGCCCGAACGCATCGGCGTAGATTTCGCCAGCGAGCTTGCCGTAGCGCTGCGCGTCGTCTGACGTGCCGCCGAACTGCGCAGCGATCTTGCCTCCAACCTGCTGCTGGTCCAGCGCGCCGACCAGTGCGGCACCGAGCGCCACCGCGGCTGCCGCGCCAGCTGCCAGCGCAAGCGCCTCGATTTTTCCGCCGAACGCACGGAAGGACGACTGCGCTTCCTCCTGACCGGCTTCCATCTCGCTCTGGTCGAGCCGCATCCGCGCGACAAGCTCGCCGACCTGTAGAGCCATCCCGGCTACCTCCGTTCCGGCGGCGCGAGCGCTCGCGCGAGGCGCGTGTCAGCAAAGCACAGTCCGATGATCCTCAATCGTAGGGTGCGCCACGGGATGGCTCGGAGGTCGGCTCGGCCAGTCAGCACGAGCCCGTACTCACTGTGCAGGTCGCATTCGACGTGTTGCCAGTGTTCAAGAATGTCTTCCCAGGAAACGACCGGCCTGCCTAGCGCTTCGAGTTCGCCTTTCGGGACCTCGTACCACTCGTAGAGGCCTGTCGCTTCGTCGTATTCGCCGCGGCCGTACTGGTCGACCCCCGCGTGCCGGCCTTCTTGCTGCGCCGCGGGGGAAATGCTTCCGGGTCACCACCGCTATTCCAAAACTGCTCGGCTAGCGGCCTGCCGCTGCCGATCCACAGCAGCGCTGTCTGCCCGACAAGTTGGATCTTGGGCCACGAAATGCCATCAGAGACCATCACGTCGAACGTCTCGCCGAGCATCCGCTGATACAGCGCGCGCTCATCGTCATCGTCGAGCGTGAGCGGCGGCGCGGTTTCCGGCGGCGTCTCGCCGGCCTGAATCATCAGACCGGCACTCACCATCCGCTGACACCAGAGCCCCAGCTCGGCGTCCGGCGCTGGCACGATATATACCTTACCGCCGATCGGTAGCGGTAAGGTGTCGTCGAAAAGCGTGTCAAGATCTCGAAAGCCCATCCTGGCGTTCCTATCAGCTACCGGACGACGCTTCAGGATTCTCGATCTCGGCCAGCGTCGCCTTGTCCGTCAGGGTCACGGTGATCTTTTCGGTGTCCGACGTCGAGCCGCCGTCCGCCGACCATTCCACCTCGCAGTACATCTCGTACGCCTCGGAGCCGCCCTCGCGGTCGTAGATGCGCACGTAGGCGACGCCGTCATCGCCGAGCGTCGCGCCGGCCGTCCGTAGCGCCTCCTGACCGGGGTCGTACGTGGTCGTGCCGGCCGTACGCTTCCTGATCAGCTTGAGTTCTGCGACGGCCGCCAACTCCGTCTTGGTCGCGCCCTTGCGGCCTTCCGACTCGTAGACGTTGTCATCGACGACGGTCGGCTGATACGGGTTCCACTTGCACTCGGCAATGCCTCTGACCGGCGTCCAGATGGACGATACCGAAACGTCTACCTTCCATTTCCGAGCGTTGCTCGACTGGAGTGGTGCAATCGCTGCCATGATTCCTCGCTCTCATTCGAGCCGGTTGCTCGGACGGTTGACATGCACATAGTAGTTCTCGGTGCGCTCATGCCGACCATTCGCGTCGGGCCCGAGCGACGCACCGGACTGCCAAACGATCATGCGCACCCAGAGCGCGCGGTCGGTACCGGTACCCAGCTCGACATCGTGTAACCCGTGAAGCGCGTCGAACACCGCACTCGCGAGATCGCGCGCGACGTCCGGCGCTGTCGTCCCGCGCACTCGTACCTGCACGCCGACGATCGAGTCCGTCAGCCACGGGTCGGCCGCGACGGGGTAGCTCGCGAGTGCGAGCGCGCGATCAGGCGCGTCCGGGAGTCGACCGAGATAGACCGCCGGCTCGCTGATCGGCACGGCGCCGGACGACCACTCGGCCACTTCGTATTCATCGAGCAGTTCGGCAACGCCGGTCAGGATCGAGGTTTCGAATCCAGCCATGCGATCATTATGACCCGCCGGTCGCGCGACGAATCTCGGCGGCCACCAGCCGGGGTCCACTCTCGCGCGTGGCGTTCAGCGCCTTCTCCAGATACTTCGCCTCACGCCCGGGCGCGTGCCGCGCTTCGAGATCCTCGTGCTGGCGCACGGCGTATGGCGTGTCGTAGTCGACCGCGCCTTCGAGCGCGTCCCCGTTGACCTGCGCGACGCCCGAGCGTTCGAGTGTCCCTTCGTCGATCGGGACCTTGGCGTTCGACTCGGTGAGTACCGCCTCAGTCCAGAGAGCCAACCCGCGCGCAGCCGCGCGCTCGATCTCAGCAACGGCTCGGTTGCCGGTCCACGTGATCGTCGCGCGTTGCGTCACGACGCGCTCGATTCGCGCGGCCGGTTCCACCGCGGGTGAGTTCTGGTCGGATCGGCTGCATCAAGATCGCATATCGGACAGAGCGCGAGTCGATCCTGCCGTCCGACCGGCGTATTTGGCCTGCGACGAACGACGAACGCCGTACCGCACCTGCAGTATCCACCCATGCTGATCGCCATCGTCAGTCCAGCGCGGCTCGAACGAAGCAATCCTTGACTTCGAGTAGCTTGCGCAGGCCGGCGCTCAACTCCGGCCCGTCCGGCAGTGTATTAATCATCTCGACGGCCAGCGCACAGCATGCCTTACTAGTCCCCTGCAGCTTGACCGAAAGATGCGCGTAGGCAAAGAGCCTAACCAGGTGCACCGTGCCGGGATGCCGGTTAGAGAATTCGAGCGCGAGCCCGTCGGGCGTCCACGGCATCGCATCGATGTCAGTCATTACGCCCCTCCGATGATGATCTCTAGATGACTTGGGACGGGAAGGTCTCCACCGTTGCGCCGCAACGCCGCGATCACCCGTCCGACCCTGCCAGACGGCAGCGTAACGCGCGAGCCGCCCGGCGCTGTGGTGTCGAGCGCGGCGTACGCCGTCGCGCCGCTAACGGCTTCCTCGCCGGTTGGCGCGATGACGCGCCGCACCTTTTCGTCGACGAAACACGGCACGGTGACCGTGGGTCCGAACGAGTCAGCACCCGAGCCGGTAACGCCGAGATATGGCTCGATCTCGATCTCGTGCTGTAGCAGGAAGTCGGGAATGTCCATGGCGTCACTCCCACCCCGTGGATGGAGCCTGCCCGGTCAAGCCGGCGCTCTGTAGCACCTGGAATGCGTGAGTCGAGAACGTGCCGACGGAGTCATCAGTGATCTTATTTTTCGATAGCGCCACCGAGCCGATCGATACGACACTGTACGGAGTCCGCTGACCATCGCCAGTACCCTGCGACCTGAGAAACGCCGCTTGTTCGCACGTCGCCTCAGCGAGCGCCGCAACCACGTCCGTATCGGTCGAGCGATACACCGCGGCAACCAGCTCGCCATCGACATCCAGCGACGCGCGGCGCAGCAACGCCGCCAGGTTCGCAGGCCGCGTGGTGCCGATGTAGGTGTCCCAATCGCTCGCCGTCGCGTGCACGATCGTCATGGCCCTATTCTCGCAGGTCCCTAGTCGAAGGTCTCGGGCTCGGCCGCGCGAGGCTCGCCGGTCGCCGGCTCCCAGTCGTCCGGGGTGCTTCCGTTGGCGACGCGCAGGCATTGCGCGCACGTCACCGTCTCACGGTCGGGTGGCGCCGGAAACTGACGCGCCCTGGTCGGGCAGGCTCGAGCGCCGCACAGCGTGGTCGCTCGACTCGGTGGATCCGTGGCGGCGCGTACCGCGTGCGTGTGCACGCCATCCCACATCGTCAGCGATATGTC